TAGGAATCATGTAGCTAATGTGATAGATGATTTTTTATTTGAAGAATTTGAGGAGGAATAGACATGAAAATTAAAAAACATAAAGACGTTGATATGATAACGATTAGCTGTATGCAAGGGGATAAACTTGTACAAAAAAGTTATGTAGGATATAACTTATCACAAGCAAAATATGCTTTCGAGCATGAATACATAAATAAAAGAAGATATTATTCAGACAAATATTAAAGATATGAATTAGTTAATAAAGGGGAATAATTATGTTACGAACACCTAACGATATATATCATGGAGACGAAGATTTTTTAAACGAGCAAGTGTGGGAATATTGTTACGAACAAGCATTAGAGGAATTAGAGGAAGAGGGTTATGACGAAGAAAATGTTAAAGCATTAGCACACAGAAGAGCAGAGCGTATATATTATGATAGACAATTTGACAAATAAATTTAATTGTGTAAAATACTTTTTACTAACTAGAAAGGAAATAGAATTATGATATTAGAAGATGTATTAAAAAAATATAGTAGGCAAGAGGTAGCAGACTTGCTAGGCGTAACAAGACAGGCAGTTTATTATTGGGTTAAGAATAATTCCATGCCCAAATTAAGACAATATGAGTTATTGGAGTTAGAGCATGATAGACAGACAAGAAATACTAGCGAGGTTTAGTAAGGTTTATCAGAGTGGCGTAGACCAATACCAATGTTTATGCCCTGTGCATGATGATAGAAATGCTAGTCTAGGCTTAAAGTTTAAAGATGACAGAATGATAATGAATTGTTTTGCGGGTTGCTCTGCTGAATCTATATTAGAATCTATTGGCTTAGTATGGAACGATATTATGCCTGATACGTTGCATGAGGAATGGCGACCTAATGCTAATGGTACAGAAATGATAAATATAGCTAAGGCAAAAATGAGATTTAATCCATTTGCTATTATGAAAAGTATGCAAGAGGATTATCTTTTTATAGCACTTTCTGCGAAAGAATTAACAAAAGGTAATGCCTTAGTGCCTGAAGATGTAGAACGATTGCACAGGATAGCTAGGAAACATAAGGAAATATATGAGTATCTCAAGTAATGTAGAGAAGTTAATAGTTAATGATGAGCAAATAGAAAATTATTTTGCTGAAAGAGATTTAACTGAACATACGAAAATTAAATCGCCTAGCAATTATGCCGAAGATGTATTGGAGTATTTTAAAAATGATATGACAGGCGGAGTGCCTTTGCCTTTTGATTTTACAGAAGATAAATTTAAAATCCGCAAGGGTGAAACTACTATTGTATCGGGTTATAGTGGGCATGGTAAGACGATATGGCTTTCTTATGTAATGTACAAAGCATTAAATTATAGCAAGGTGTTGATAGCAAGTTTTGAGATGTTACCTAAAGCAACACTAGGGCGTATGTTACAGCAAACAGGTAACTATGAGCCAACAGATAATGCAGTTTATGACTTTGTTGAATCATTAGACAATAAACTATATTTGTATGACGCTGAGGGGGAAACAAGTGCAGAAAAAGTATTGTTGGTTATCTATTATGCAAAAGAAAAATTAGGTATAGATATGTTTGTGATTGATAGTTTAATGAAATGTGGCATTAATGAAGATGATTACAACGGACAAAAAAGATTTGTTAATCAGTTGTGCGTTGCTAGTCGAGACTTAGGTATACATATATTCTTAGTGGCACACAGTCGTAAAACAGTTCATGAACATTCAGAGCCGAGTAAGTTTGATGTGTTAGGCTCATCTAATATTACTAACCTAGCGGATAATTGTATTACAGTCTTTCGTAATAAAAAGAAAGAGGAAATATTATCGGGTAATGATGAGGATAAAATAGAAGAGGTAAAGAAGCATTATGATTGCAAGATTTATATAAATAAACAGAGACATGGCAATGGTTACGAGGGGAACTTTGGACTTTATTTTGATAAAAAAACATTAACTTTTGGAGTGTATAACAATGACAACAGTAAACCAGTTTATCAAGCAAATAAAAAATCTTTTTTCTGATATTGAGTACCGAGCCACAAGTAAAGATGGCATAGTATTTAAGTCTCAGGGGTGGGATAAGGTTAATAAAAAAATAGAAATGCGAACAAAAAAAAAGGTTGACAAATTATATTAACAGAGTATTATACTACTAAAGGAGAAAATTATGAGTGCATTGAATGACAAATTAGATTACATTATCTATGAACTAACAAGAGTAACAAATGATTTAAACAATTTGAACAAAGAAATATGTAAGCAAGATGAGGTTATAAAGGCAAGAGAAGTTGCTGATTTAAAACTTTACAATACAAATAAACTACTTGATAATGGGAGTTAATCATGAGTAAATTAAAAACAATCAATATTAAGGGCAAAGAATATGTAGAGGTGACTGAGAGAATCAGAGTCTTTAGAGAAACTTTCCCTTTAGGTTCTATCATGACCGAGATTCTTACTAATGAAAATGGTGTTTGCGTATTTAAAGCCACCATTATTGTGGATAATCAGATATTAGCAGTCGGTCATGCGTATGAGAAAGAGGGTTCAACATTTATTAATAAAACATCATACATAGAAAACTGTGAAACTTCGGCTGTGGGTCGTGCATTAGGTATGTTAGGGATAGGCATTGATACCTCTATTGCCACCGCAGAAGAGGTAAACATAGCGATAATTAACCAAGACCCTGTGCTTACGTTAGAAACTGTCTATAAGAATGATGGGATTGAAAAAGCAAGAAAACTTTACAATCAAATGTCAGAAGCAGATAGAGAGAAATGTAAAAAGGTTATTGAGAAAATAAGGGGGGATAGCAATGGAGCAGAGAAGTGATGAGTGGTTTCAGGCTAGGCTTGGCAAGGTAACCGCTAGTCGTGTATCAGATGTTTTAGCTACCATTAAGAGTGGCGAAGCTGTTACACGTAGCAGTTACAGAGTACAGTTAGTAACAGAACGCTTAACTAATCAAGTTACTAGAAGTTATGTGAGCGAAGCTATGCAACATGGCATAGATACAGAAGACGAAGCTAGAGCCTTTTATATGTTTAGTAAAGATAATGTAGAAGAGGTAGGATTTATAGACCACCCTAAAATTGCATGGGCTGGGGCTTCGCCTGATGGATTAGTGGGTGATGAGGGAATGATAGAAATAAAATGTGTTCAACCTCATACGCATACGCTAACATTAATTAATAGGGATATGCCAAACAAGCATTTGTCGCAAATCATGTGGCAATTAGCTTGTTGCCCTGAAAGAAAGTGGGTTGACTTTGTTTCGTATCAACCTTCGTTTCCTGAGAATCTAAAGATGTTTGTCAAACGAATCTATCGTGATGATGAGTATATCAAGCGTCTTGAAGATGAAGTACAGAAGTTCTTGGCAGAAGTTGAGGACACAGTTCAATTTTTACAACAAGGAGTGCAGTAATATGGCAGAGCAATATGATAACAATATGCGTTTTGCAATGTTTAAGAACAACAAAACAAAAGAGACGCAACCTGATTACACAGGTAATATTATTATAGACAATAAAGAGTTACGATTGTCTGGGTGGATTAAAAAAAGTAAAAATGGTGTTGACTATGTAAGTGGTCAAGTATCAGAGCAATTAAATAAAAAGTCTGGAGAGTCAAATGAAAGCCCATTTGCAAAAATGGAAGATGACATACCATTCTAGGTATTTAAAGGCTAGTCCTGATAAAGTATTAAGATATGTAGAATTAGAACGGTTGAGATATTTACCGCGTGACGCTAAAGTATTTAATACAGAGGTGGAAGGTAAAGGATACCGAGTATTATTGTCTAAATATTTTGTTCAGCATAAGCCTGATGCTTACGCAAGAATAATGGGGAAGTTATGAGCTTCCCCTTTGTTCATTACTTATTCATTACATACATTGTTACTTCGAAACCGAAACGCATTTCAGTAGCTGATGGTTTTGTCCACATAAAATTACTCCTTTCTTTTTAGATTTATATTATTTCTAATATAGGTGTAATTATACTATGTATGCTAATGTTTTTATATAGTTTTTGTATTAAATAGGGGTAATAAAAATCATGAGATGTATAATTGCAATAGGAACTTATACTGTGTTAATATTAGCTATGATTTTTTATGGGTACTCATCATACACCAAAGATAATTATAACTATCATTGTAAAAAAGGTAACTTATATAAGTCAGCTACGCCTGACAGTTATGTATTTATAGAAACTAATAGTAAATGTTTTGATAAAAGAGATGAGAAGTTTACTTCTAGCATTAAGAAAGATAAATAATGAATTATGAAGAGACATTTGAATACAGACGATTGTTCCATGCTATTTTATTTCTTGCTATTAGGGAAGCAGCAAGTGTTCGGCAACAGAATGGCAAACAAGTTGCAGCAACAAGGAAAGCATTAGAGTGGTTAAATGGAGATAGTGATATGTTACAGGCTTGCCTTTATCTTTCTAACACAACTAAAGAAAAGACATTAGAAAAAGTTGCAGAGATTGAGGCTCAAAAAAAACGCAAAAGAAAGGAAATAAAAAAATGAGTAATTTTAAAGTACAAAAATTAATTGGGCAATATTTTCATACTTATGAATTTTCAAAAACAACGAATCAGTTAGAAATAGAAAATCAAGGGTGTGTTGAAGGTAAGGTAACTGACGAATATTACATTTGCCAGCTATTTAGTTTTATTGATGGAAGCGAAACTAACAGCAAGTTAGTTCACATAAAAGATATGAAAGATTGGAGGTTTTATAAAACAAATACACTTATGAACAAAAAATATGAATATTATCAACCGAGTTATATAGATAGATTGGCTAATTGTAAGGAGGTAGCATGACTGACAACATAAATCCAGACCATTATAAACATGGTGGCATTGAAACATTTGATATAATAAAAGCAAAGCAGACTCAAGAAGAAACTATAGGATATTGCAAAGGTAATCAAAGAAAATATCTTGATAGAAGAGGTCTTAAAAATGCTATTAAATCAGAACGCTTAGCATGGGCTAAACAATGCAAAGAAGAATGTCGTAAACAAAAATGGTATTTAGATGAAGAAGAAAAAATTTACGATGAAATTATTGCAGAAGAAAAAGCAACGCCTATTTATCCAGATGAATTAATGACTTCTGGATTAGATGATGAAGATTAAAGTTGACAAATGGATTGATGATGAACTGCATGACGAAGCCTGATGAGTATGAAATAAAAAAATTTTACTGCCACCTATGCGGTGAAGAAGCAATGTTTATGGATGTAGAAAAAAAATGGTGGTGTTATTTTAATTGGAAAGATTTTAAAGAGCATCATGGCATTTGCAAAAAACAAAATAAAAGTAAATAATCCAAAGTGTTGTGTGTGCAAGAAAGAAGCTAGGATATATTATTTAAAAAATTGGTGGTGTTCAAGCGAAACTTGTATGGGTGAATTTAATCTAAAAGGATATTGCAAGAATGACAAAGAAAAAAGAAGAACCAAAGAGGGAAATTAAAGTACATAACTTTAAGTGGGAAGGAATGCCATACACAGTTACTTTTATTCCTAGCGAAGATGGATGGGATTTTCAGTTAATGTATGAGCAAACATATAAAATTATTACTAAGGGGAAGGTGTGAATTTATATTCAGTAAAAATTTGTATTGTTATTTTATTATCTTTATTTATTCTTAACGGTAATGCTGAATCATTATGGACTACTGATGGGGATTTAATTATTGTTGAGGGGGAGTCAGATACTAAAATTAATATTGATGATGAAGGTGCAGTTGGGTATGAAATAAATCCTAGTTCGAGTGAGCCTACATTTATTTACGGCACAGAAGCATTAACTGTATGTATGCCAACATCTGCTGGAATAATGTGCAATTAAATTATGTTAGAGTTTATTCTCATCATGTATTTAGAAACAGAAAAAGTTTACATAGGAACTTTTGAAAGTTGTAATCATGCAGAGCGTTACATAAAAGAGAACTTGCCACCAAGAAAAGTAGATTATGGTTGCTTGCATAGAAACTTTATACACTTACCAAAAGACCTTAAAGAAAAATATATTTTTTATAGAGATGATTTGATTGTAAATTTGGAGAGTAA